GTAGCTACTAAAAAATACAGAGGGCGACACAAGAGAAGCAGCAACATCCTAATCCAATTCCACGGAAAACGGAACATACTTGCAATTGATATCATTATGGAAGAAGCTCCAAAACGTATTCTTAGCTTCCGATCTGGAAAATCATTCAATGTGAAGAAAACGGCGGAAAAGAGAGTAGCCCAATTCCCGTCAACATGGTTCAACACGGAAGGAAACGATAAACCGAAATTGATTATACCCAAATCCAATATGGATTTAAAAACCTTAAGGGCATCAGCACAACTGTTCATGAGTGGAGCTAAAGTTCATATCGACATTATTCTTGAATATATATTTGTGGTCTTGTCCAACGTAGTAGAAGAAAACTCCCATCGTTGGGGGAGCTATGGGGTGGCAATTGCAGGAGAAAAAGGCAAGATAAATCCATTTTGTATGTTCTTAGTATCAAGAACAGAGAGTAGAGCGACAGATGCTGTGGTCTCGAAAGAAGCTCTAAATGAGTCTGTCGATATCTGGTTATGCCTGTATATATTATCTGTTTATAGAATAGAGAAGATAACAGAACAGAAATATAAAAATGACACCATAAAGAAAATGTGTGACCACGTGATAATGCTTGGTGGTACAACTTTTAATCAATACACAGAAGCCGCAGTGAAAAATCGAAGTTGGGCAAATTCACCGGACTTTCGGAAACTAATTGCCGGATTGGACATGTTCTTCCATCGCTTTGAGGCAAATGACTTCTCAATTCTCAGATTTGCCACAATAGGATCGAGATTTAGAGACTGTGCAGCTCTGCAAGTGTACTCTTATGTATCAGAACTCTGTGGGTTTACAGAACCTGGTGACCTGTTGCATTGGGTTTTTAATGAAACTCTTGCTGAGGAGGCTGAGGCCATGTTCAATAACAATGAGGAATATGATGACAATGAGTCATATTTCCCTTATCATATTGATATGGGATTGGTGGCCCGCAGTGCTTATTCCTCAAGAGTTAGTCCTGGAATGCACTTTTTTTGTAACTTGGTTGGGGCTTTGTTAGGAAGTGAGCGATGCCTTAATGCCAGAGCATTACTGGATAAGGATATACCAGGGATAACCAATAACGCCAAATGGGTTGGTTTCATTTTCATGAAATCACCGGAGCTGAGAACATTCTTTGCTGATGATACTGAAGAAGGACGTCAATTAAAGGCTCAACAGGAAGAAGCTCTGAGAAGGAGAATGGAAGAGCGAGCTGCACAATTCATGGAAATAGCAGAGGGAGATAAATCAGAAGGTGAACCTGAAGAAGTTGATTTAGAAGAGGTTTCATGGCAACCTATCGGAAGGAATCCTGCACAATGGATCGATTATATAACAATACAACATGGAGAACCAAATGCTACTATGAAGGCCACTTTTAGGGATATGCAAGCTGGTATAAAGAACCCTCGCCCTGGATCAATAGCTGAATTTATAACAAAACCCATATTCCATTCATAGTAGAGTCCATATAAAAAGCACACGTCAAAAGGAGTAGCAAATGATAAGAAACAAAGAGCACATGAAAAAAACCAAAAAACTTCAACAAACAAATCATGGAAAAAACCACCACTCCGAAGAAGATGCCAAAAACTAGGAGCACTAGTCAAACTCCCGGCCCTTCCAACAAGCGATCCCGGGCTCCCCAGTCATCAGCTCTACCGGATGCAAAGAAAGGACAGAAAGAGTACACTCAAGTGCTTAAGGGCCTTGGTGCAATGATGAATGAACGAGGTGGGGATTTGCTTCAGGCTCATACGGTTTCAGATACACAAAAGACACTGGGGATAGACTACGATGATATTCAAGAAGAAGCACTGAACCCCAATGTCCTAGAAGAAGAAGATGACCCATCCAATGATATACAGGAATCCGGGGATGCGTTCTTCGAAAAGATTAAGGAAGAGCATTCAAGAAAAGAGAAAGAAGATAAACTGAGAAAAGGAGTCAAAATTGAGCTAGGTGAGGATGAGGAGGGTAAGATATCTCTGATTATCCCAGAGAATGTAAACTTAATCAAGTCTGACATAATTCAACTAGTTAAAGACCTCTCACAGATGTATACAACCAAATTTAATTGTCCATCTCCAACTTTCACCATTCCAAATTACGGAGCACTTGTAACATGGGAAAAGACATGCCCTGTTGAGAAAAAGGTGTCACACCCTCCTATATTGAAAACAGTAGAATTGCCCTCTACATCCAGATTACAAGCTAATGAAACAACAGTTGGTTCGACAAATGAACCAGTGATTAAAAAACCACTTCTGGATCGTTATATTGATGCTTTGAAAGTGGGAGTACACTGCAAATCTCTATTATTGAACGGGAAAGGTCTCACACTAACACTTAATAAACTTGGACTTAAAGAAGATCAACTCAGAAACCTATACACAGAACATAGAATACCCAAATCATTCAGAAAGTTTATCATGATCAGTATTGGGGATAACAAGCACTTATATAAGATTCTTGCTAATTTCTCTATACCAATAGTATTGGATTAAACCACAGTATTTTCGTCCCTTTGCATGAAAAAAACAACACTTGCAATTCAAGCTAAGCACAAAATCCGATTCAGGAGACAAGCCATTATGCAGTTTTGGATTATCTTTTTAATATTTCCCCTTCATGTATTTTTTGAAGCTCTATCAGATGATGATGTCTATCACATTGTATGTACCACAAATAACAGTGTGGCAGATAAGGTATACAGTGGAATCGTTACCGAGTACTCTACTAGAGTTAAACTAACTCATCCATTTACGATTAGTCAGTGGATACACTTGGACGCAACATATAATGAATCTTACCAGATTGTGTATGATCAATACTGTGAAGTTGATGATGAGATGATAGGAGCTTCCGGATTTCTCGCAGACGGGAAAATCTCATCAGCATACAAGAAGGTAGTTGCGAAGATTAAAGCCTCTGTATTGTACTTAGATCAGTTGCAAGAGGTCGCTCGGAGTCCAGGGTTTGAAGAACAAAAACATACAATATCTGGATTTCAAAGTCGGATCACTGAAGATGACAATCGTAGTTCATCCACTGAAATCGATGATGGTTCAGTAAATGAGCTAATACACCTTCCAATCTCTATAGACCACAACGAGGAACCCATAACTGAGACCACGACTCTCCCTGCTCCTCACATATTAAACGGACAACTCTCTGTGCTAACGAATCATGCGAAGACATTATTGAGGGCAGATCTTCGTCGAGCCATCTTGGAAAATGATCAGTTAGATGGATTGTCAGATGACGATATACCTGATGGATTCATTCCATCCCGATCTCGATTCCACAGAAACATAGTCAAGAGTCTTCTAAAGAGGAGTAATATGAGAGCAAAAAGATCAAACCCGATGAATAAACCCAATGACCTGAGAGGAAAAATACAGGGTACTCTGCACTCAATCGAAATTATGAAGAAGCGGATATATCATCTGGAGACTAAATGGAAACAAACAGCATTCCTACTCTCATATGGAATACGGTTATTGCCTATTACGACATCTTCTGCTTGTAAAAACAAACACAAGTTCAAATTCTTGTTACGTTGTTATGCGAAGCATTACGACATAATTACCTCTTCATCAGAATACCATAACCTTGTGATTATGTTCTTGGATCTTGCAGATAAAGAAGGAAAACTGATTGTGGAAACATCGATATATGATAATCTAAACAAGATTTTATCTCAGTATGAAGATCAAAGATTGAACGATTCCACATGAAAAAAATCCAACAACAGAATCACAATAGCACATTCGGAACTAATAGAAACAGAACCCAATTCGTCTTATAATTCTCATACGATGAATAATATAAATAAAATCTTATCTACTTTTGGTAAGACAGTAGCTAAAACGAGTGATCTAGAAAAATCCTCCCAATTATTTTCATTAGATGGATCAGTCATGCCCTCATTCTCGAGTATGTCTACAACTTTTAATCCATTCATTTTTGACGCCTCTGATGAGCTTCCTCCTTACCAAGGACCTCTTAAGACGGTTGACACTTGGCATGTTATGGCGAATATGCTTTATTCCACTAATCGAACAATCAAAGCATGGGAAGACATCATGGAGGATTTGGATGTGATTATAGATAAGTATGAGGGGTCGTATAACTACAGAGAATTATTTATAACCCTCTATTATCTCATGGGAACCCATCTAAGACCCTCTTCTTCTGGAAGCAACACGATGCATTTATTTAAATCTGAAATTGATCTGAGATTGGTTATCAATCATAATTTTAAGGGCTTGACTGAAAAGACAAAAGATTTCTCTTGGAAGCATGAATCAATGTATAGTGCTAAGAAATTTAGAGTCTGTTTCAATTGTACAATCAGCAGCACTAAGAGAAAGGGTGTTTCATTAAAGCGAGTTTATTTAGTCAGATCTATCCCTGGGTTGGAACATCCAGATCTCTCAACCTTATTAAAACCTCATAATATTGATGTTAAAGAAGAAGGAGATAATTATTTATTGACCTATTGTCCGAATTAGATGATAGGACTAAATCAGATAAAGATTGTATATTTGAGTTTCAACACTCCCTCTACAAATTAACATCACCTTGAAAAAAACTGAATCAATAAATACAAAATTCTAACAAAAACATTCAATTCCTGCTAAACCTCATCCTCTTCTACACCAAAATACTACGATGGAGTCAACTCTAATTTACGTGATTTATTTTGTTATGTTACCTGTTGTAGACTCCAGATTAGTTGTAATCCCAACGACCAAACCCAAGCACATGATCCCTGTTGATCCTGGTACCATCAGATGCCCTTACGGTTACATACATTCTATTCCGGAACAATACTATAAATTCTCTGTGACGATTAATCGACCAGAACCTATTATAGATCATAAGGTAGCCGGAACTGCCTGTTACAAGTTCAAATTGACAACCAAATGTGATGAAGACCTGTTATTCTCAAAGACAATCAAAAACCTCAAAGCAAACAGTCCGATCTCAAAAGAAGAGTGTTTGGCTGCAATCCGAAAATCTAAGACTACTCCCAGTATTGTAGAGCATTTGCCAGCCTCCTGTTCCTGGATGCAGACCATAGAGGTATCAATAGAATATATAGTCACTCGAGATCACCCTGTTGGATTTGACCCCTACAGTTCACAGTTTATTGACAGCTTATTTGTCGGCGGGAAGACAGATTTACTAGAAACAACTACTGTCTTTGACTCTGTCTATTGGATAGCTGATGAAGATTCAATAGGAATAAATTGTCCACCCATGGAGAAGGTCTCAGGTTATGTACTAGCTCCAGACACTTGGAATGAACGAAATATGTTTGATGAGACAGTTACATTATGGTCTTCATTATTCAGGACAAAGTCTTTTTCGAATGCTTGTCGAATGAAATTTTGTAATGTAACCGGAATTAGGTTCTCAGATGGAGAATGGATAGATCTTGAGTTTACTCAGGACAAAGACAAGGGGAAAGCTATGTGGATTAAAGCTATTAAAATATGCAGCCCAGACACAACCATCTCACTCGCCTCTCCCTACGAGCTAGAACATCATTCAGTTCAAACAGTCCTTGCTATATTCTTCTATAGCAAATGTCAAGACACAGTCAGTAAGCTGCGCAACAAATTTTCTATTTCACCACTGGACATATCATATCTGGCACAGTCATATCCTGGACCGGGTCCAGTTTATCAAATTACAGACCATGGATTGATGACTTATTATTCCTTCTACAAATTGTGTAATATATCAATGTATACAGTGGGATCAGATAAACAGACATTACTAGGTTATTCTTTAGATGGTAAAACAGTTGAAAGTCCGGAGTGGACAGAATCAGGGGGTCTGACTCATGGTCCGAACGGACTTATATTGAAAAATAAACAACTCCTATTTCCGTCTTTAACAGACTTACGGGCCGAGATAGAAGCTGAATTAACGCAGACCATAGAGATTCACGAGATAAAACATCTTACTCTAGAAAGTTTCAAAAATACCATAAACACATCAACAGTCGAGTATCATCATAATCCTGATAGAATTAATGTACTTGAAGTTACAAGAACAGGGATCGCACAATTCTCTCATTGGCTTAGTGACACTTGGGGTTCGATGTTCCACAGTACTTTCAACTTCACAATTGTAGGGTTTATAATATTAACGTTAATCCTTCTAGGTTATAGATTGTATAAACACAAAAGGAGATTCAACAGGCCGGCCGACATCGAAATATTAGAACTCCAACAAATCCCGCAGGTGATCCCTCGAAATAGAAATCGTCCTATTCAGCGACTAAACAAAAGGAGTGATTCCAATATGTATGAAGATGAGGAAAATAGGATGCAACATCAAGAGTACAGTAATTATTTCGGATAGTGTGAGGATCTTATTTACTTAAGACAACATGAAAAAAACATACACATACACAAAAGAGACTTAACAATACAACTCACATAAAGCTGTCCAACCACAGTCCTGGTTTATCTCTATATTTTCTAGGAATATCAATAACTAAATTAAAATTCAAAAATGGATTTTGCGTTTGATGATGAAAATTATTCCTCCACTTCAATTTTGTCAGACGGTATTGAGTATGAAGATGAATTCATTCATGACACATTCCATGAGCCATCCATGGATTACCTTAACAATGTGGATTACTCTTTGAATTCCCCTCTCACTAAAGACGAGTTGGTAGACTTTGTAGAGTATTTGAAGTATTCAACAATTCCTACGAGATGGAACATCAAAATCTGGAACAAAAGACGGGAACGACTTAACCCGATCATCAATCTAAGCAAACTGAGACCAATTGAACACTTTCATAGATGGATTGGATACTTGAATACCCATGTGAGTCCGGATTTAAAAGAAATAAAACATCTCATGGCAAGAGCAGGAGCAGACGCAAAAGAGACTGCTCAAGTAGTCGATGCATTTCTTCAATCCTGGATAAAGAAAACACCAGGGTTTAAGGACAAATCCAGAGTGCATGATGAGATATTAAAATGGGGAGCCCTTTACCTGGAGTTTCATAAACTGACCCTAGTGTTGAATGCTAGCAATAAGGAAGAATGTTTAGCCTTAACAAAATCATGTAAAGCACTCTGGTATTCAGATCAGGAAAACGGAACAGATATGTTGATTCATCTGAGAACATTAGGGTCAGCAGTGGTCACCAAAGGTTTTGTCTTTCTTAAAACCCATGATATCCTTATGGATCGTAATATGGTCTTAATGAGCAAAGACATGTATGCAGCGAGATTCCAATCATTATTATCCATGTGTAATAGATATGATGAGAAATATCCAGCTAATTCTTGGCTGCGTTTGAACGAATTGTACAACCTAGGTGACCAATTACTAGAGTCCATAGGCGATGATGCTTTCCATATGATCAAACTTTTAGAGCCAGCCTGTAATCTGAGACTTGCCGAATTGGCGAGGAGATTCCGACCAAAGATTCCTGAGTTCCCTGCTTTTAAACATCATATTTTTGCGGCAGTGCGACAGGTTGCATCAGAATGGAGTATATCTAGTGACCTTATCGAGCTTGTTTTGAGAGAAGATCATATCGATACAGTCTTATCATATTACAGTGCCTTCAGGCATTGGGGGCACCCATTGATTGACACGATAGAGGGCTTAAACAAACTCTATGAGCAAGTTACTTGTGAGAAAAATATTGATCCATTGTATCCGGAAATTTTGGCAAGCGATTTTGCTTATATTGTCCTTAAAGATCAGTATAAAAAGAAGAAGAAGTGGATGGTTGATCTAGATAAAGTAGCTCCTACCAATATCCTCTACAATTGCATTCGAAGTAATTCCTGGCCCACTCCCGCCGTTATAGAGAATTTTGGAGACAACTGGCACAGATTACCCTTAATTGCTTGTTTTGAAATACCAGATATGATAGATCCATCAGTGATTTACTCAGATAGAAGTCACTCAATGACTCGTGATGAAATCATAAACCATTTAACAACAAACCCCGGTATGCCGATACCATCACGGAAAGTCCTGACCACCTTACTGCATTCTGATACGACGGATTGGAAAGCTTTTCTGGAGAGAGTAGACAAATATGGATTAGATCTGAATGAGCTTGTCATCGGTCTCAAAGAAAAGGAGCGAGAAATAAAAAAGAAGGGACGGTTTTTCTCATTGATGTCCTGGAGTCTTCGAGATTATTTTGTGGTGACTGAGTATTTAATAAAGAAACACTTTGTTCCACTATTCTATGGTCTGACAATGGCCGATGATCTCACGACCGTGATGAGGAAGATGATGGAGAATGCAAATGGACAGGGTCTGGATGATTATAGCTATATTTCTATTGCTAATCACATTGATTATGAGAAGTGGAATAATCACCAACGGTTGGAATCAACCGGACCTGTGTTTCGTGTAATGGGACAATTCTTAGGTTATCCAAATTTGATCTATAGGACACATGAGTTCTTTCAACAATCTCTGATCTACCATGGAGGTCGAGGGGATTTAATGACAGTCAGAGATGGGAAAATTGTGAATTCAGGATCCACACGTGTGTGTTGGGAGGGACAAGCCGGTGGTCTAGAGGGGCTTAGACAAAAGGGATGGAGTATACTAAACCTGCTAGTAATCAGACGCGAAGGTAGTCACCGCAACACAAAGATAAAATGCCTGGCCCAGGGAGATAACCAGGTGATCTGCACTCAGTATGAATTACAAAAGTCTCGATCAGATCAGGAAATGGAGGAAAATATATTGAAAGTTGTACAGAACAATCAGGTAATTTTAGCCAAAATTGAAGAGGGTACAAGGAAATTAGGGCTTATTATCAATAAAGATGAGACCATGCAAAGTGCAGACTATCTAAACTACGGGAAAGTTCCGGTGGTTAGAGGCAATATAAGAGCGTTAGAGACTAAGCGGTGGGCAAGGGTGACATGTGTGACAAATGATCAGATACCAACACTTTCAAATGTCATGGCCACAGTTTCCACCAATGCTTTGACTGTTGCCCATTACTCTGACTCACCGATCAATACAATGTATCACTTGAATTTTCTGGGTAATTTTGCCAGAATATTGTTGGAGTTTCATAATCCAGCACTGCGCTGTCCTGTATATTCCATTCTTAAGACAAAAGATGCATTGAACTCACTGTCGTATAAAATTGCCTGCATTTACCTGGATCCATCAATTGGTGGTGTATGTGGAACATCACTGACTAGATTCCTTATAAGACAGTTCCCTGATCCAATAACAGAGAGCCTTACGTTTATCAAAAAGGTGTTTGAAGGAACTACAAATCCCGAGATAAAGAAAATCTGCTATGAATTTGGTTGTGTTAAATTGGGAGACCCGATGCTCATCGACATCCGTAAATTGATTGAAGATCCGCTATCCCTTAACATCCCTAGAGGAATAAGTGCACTAACTCTTATTAAAAATAAAATAAAAGATGAACTAATTTATCACGTATCTGATATACGAAATAAAATAATCAGGGATGCAGTCTTGTTTCATCAGGCGGAAGAAGCAAGTCTGGTTAGTTTTCTTGCATCAATTCAACCCCGCTTTCCCAGATTTTTGAGTGAGTTCAAGTCAGGAACTTTTATAGGGATTACGGAATCTCTGATTGGGTTATTTCAAAACTCTAAAACGATCCGAAATTTCTTCTCTAAGAAGCTATCCAAAACTATAGATGCTTTAATAGTAAAAAGTGAATTAATCTCATACACCAGTTTACTTCGATATGATTTGACATACAGCCATATATCAATTTGGAGTTGTTCTTCCACAAAAGCCGACAACCTCAGAAAAGATTCATGGGGAGGGCCTGTAATTGGTGCCACTATACCACATCCTATGGAATTAATTGGTAGGTTTGAGCTAAATGCAGGATCATGTTCATACTGTGAATACAATGCAGTCGAGCGGTTGTTCGTGAGTTTAATCCTTCCGAATGGATTAGTCAACTGCTGGGACCAGAGAGGCCCTTATTCTGCTTACTTAGGATCGCGTACGTCAGAAACCACCAGTCTTCTACAGCCTTGGGAAAGAAATGCAGTTATTCCACTCATAGAACGAGCAGCAAAGCTTAGAAATGCAATTGGCTGGTTCATCTCTCCAGACTCAAAGTTAGCGGAGTCAATTTATAAAAATTTATTCTCTTTGACTGGAGAGGATTGGGATCGGGTAGTTTCGGGATATAAAAGAACTGGTTCTGCAATACATAGATTCAGTTGTTCAAGGCAGAGCTCTGGGGGTTATACTGCACAAAGTCCAGTCAGATTAACTAGAATGATCACTACAACTAGCACACTTCAGGATATTGGAGACAGAAACTATGACTTCATGTTTCAATCTTGCATAATATTCTCTCAAATAACTGCCGGTGAGTGTCATTATGGAAATAGGGAAGCCGGATATTATCATTTCCATATCTCTTGTCCCGAGTGTTTAAGGGAAATAGAGGAACCGATTCTGGACACCAATGTAGAGTACAGTCACCCAGATGTCTATGAGGTTTTAAATAAATGGAAACCTGAATCAACTCCTTGGTCAAAGAAGAGAACCATCGCAAACATCCCCCCATCTGATTGGAGTGACTTACCAGATTACAGTAAATCATATTATATTGGTTGTGCAGAAGGATTTTTATTTGGAGACAGAGAGGGATCTGGACGATCAGCTGTAGTGGAGGGATCTTTGTTTCCCTTGACCATCGCAAAAAAAGTCAATCCTCACTACTATATGGATGGAATATTGAATGGACTTGTCCGTGCCGCTTCTCTGTCAACATTGTTTAAGCTGTCAGTCACTGACCTAATAAAACCCCAATCGGCTCTAGTGGGTATGGTAATTTATCTAATAGAGAAATTGAGTTTAGACATAGCTGTACAGAATCTCTGGAGACATGAACACTTTCTTCTATTATTCACCTCAATTCCACATAGAACACCTCCGTCTTATCCTTTAAAAGGAAGAGAATTAGGAGAATTAGGGAAGAATTTCTTAGAATATAAATTCATGCGGTCAGGGAATTACCTGACTTATAATCAGTCATCATCTCAAGATATCTGGATCTTCTCTGACATAAATGATCTGACAACAGCTGGACTCATGGGGTTATCAAGTTCCTCAATGAGAGATCTCTACCAAACTCACCTAACTGCAGACACGAAAAGAAACATCAGAAGATACAAAGATGTTATAGTTGCTTTAAGATCAGATGATGTGGACATCAGCTTATTCAATCTAGATCAAATACTCAAAACAGTAAGATACACGGACCGAGAAGTTAGACATGCTGCAAAGGACCTGTCAACATACCGTCCCCCTCAGCTGACATCTTTGATTGAAAATGACTGGGGCATAGAGGTTACAGTCCCGATAACATGTAAAGAGATCCCCTTCGGACCAGAAAGCCAAAAGCCCTGTTTAATCCCCTTAGTTCCTCGATCTCAGAATCCCTTGATATCCGGACTGAGAACATTCCAATGTGCAACAGGAGCCCATTACAAACTTAGATCACTCTTAAGAGGATTGAATATCAAATGCATGGACTCTCTCTGCGGCGGAGATGGATCAGGAGGAATCGGATCGATGGTATTAAGAGAGTACCCTCATACCAGACTCATATTCAATAGCCTTTTGAACTTGGACAATGTCAACCTAAGAGGTTCAAACCCAGCTCCTCCTACTGCTATAGCCATGATACCTCATGTCTCGCGGAGGTGTATTAACTTACATGACGCCTGGTCTAATCCTAATGATCTATCATTCGAGAGTACATGGGAATACTTTTTGTCGTTGAAGAGGCAATTTAAATTAAGAATCGACCTCGTTATCTTAGACATGGAATGCGTCACAGAAGCCATCTCCTCAAAGATAGAACAAAATCTCGTGACATACTTACATGACCTAGTAGAGAAAAAATGTGTGGTTATTTACAAGACATATGCATCACTTCTCCTAGGAGAAAATTCATGCCTAAGAAGGATAGGCAAATACTTTAAGCAAACTCAACTTTGTTACACAGACATAACATCATCTAATTCTTCAGAGATATATTGTGTCTTCAGCAATCTATGGAGAGATCAGATTTTGAATGTACATCCAAATCTCCAAGAGGTAGTGTCATTTGTAACCACCTGCCCAGTCTTCAAATCACCCGAATCTGAGTTTCATCGAGCAATCAGGATCAGAAGACTTAACTTAGAGCAGGGAATCCCGAGATCTTTCCTAGTTGACAAGGAAATTGAACTCATAAATCTATTAGTATCATTAGGAGTTCACTCCGGAATATCTGTCAGACTCACTAGATATCTGGCATCATCTGATCAATTTTACTCCTATTTAATCTTATTAACAGTAGTAATGAACTCACTGATTCCGACAACAATTTTATACCGAAGCAGACCCAATCCTCCGAAAGATGTATTAGTCAGTAATAGCGCTGCTTGGATTTGCGGATTTAGTCTCTGGCTGTCAGTGTGCTCCGAGGATTTTAGCCTGAATGCTTTAGCACTGGAAATTATTAAGACCGGTTTCCCTTTCTCATGGACTGCTTATAAAATAAATAAACACTGGAAGGTCTTCTGGTCCGCAGTCGAGAATTATCAAGTTGCTAAACATCTGTACATAGACAGTCGTATGGCTACAATAGGCCAAGTAATTAGGGCATTGACTAGATTCAGAAGAACACCATTTCGCTGTTATAGTGTAGAAAAGTATGATGAAGATATAATACACTTTAATTTCGGTTTAAGACGAAAGTATGTGGATAGTCAAACTCATATATTCAGATTATTAACGCAAAAAAATCTAGCCTCATTTAAAGCACAGGGAACCACAGGGTATGATTTTGTATCACCAGATCTGGAGTTGCATCACTGGCATTCATAGTGAAATGATCATGAGTAAAGAGACCGCAATAATTAGTAAAAGTTAGGACTTAACAACATACTAAAACAAATCACAATATATCACGCAATTTCACCTATTATCGAGACATCCACATTGGACAAGAAAAAAAGATCACATTTCAAAAGAAATAAAAGGCTCCAACACATCAAGAGAATTACATCATTCATGGAATTGATAGACGATACATTCGTCATGAGTGTGGATTCT